GGTAAAGTTTCTGGTGTATTTGTGGCATCATATGCGTTAACAGCAACTGTTTCTCTTCCACCACCAGTAATAGTAAATACTGGATCTGTGTCGTATCTATACCCTGAACCTGATATAGTGATTGCATCAATTTCATCATTTGCGGCATCATATGTAACAGTTAATGTAGGAGTTGCACCAGAATCAGGTGCTGAAATTGTAACTGTTGGTTCTGAAGTATAGCCACCATTAGCTGCTACGGCAACCGCAGTCACAATACCTGAACCATCAAGGGTTGCGGTAAGTACTGCTGGAATTTGTGCACCACCGGTAGCTGTTGAAGTTGTAATTGCTCTAACGATATAAAGATCGTCTGAATATTGTAAGTAACTTGAAGCACTTAGGAAATCTATTGCTCTATCGGCATCAGGATTTCCAAATTTGTTTGCAAGAGTTGCTTCGTTGTTGACGAGTACCGGCTCATTTACAGGACCCCAGCGAAAGTCACCTACAAATGCACCTGTCGATGTTGGTACATTCGGGACTCCGTTAGTAAGGTCTACTTCACGAGTAATAATTGCCGGAGACTCTGATGCTGTATATAAAGCCATGTCTCTTTCCTTTTTCCATTTTGGTAAATTATAAGCTATTTCATAATACGGTTATATTCAATTAATAGTATTTATATAAAAAAGAGTTTAGAAGTTTTCGTGACTATATTCTACAGCCCATCCATCACGATCTGGATCATATTGCGGTTGTTGATCTAATCCATCATCTATAAACCCAAATGGAAGTACATCATTTTCAATCTCTTGCATTCTTTCTTCAAACATCATTTGTTTAATATTAATGTCTGTTATTTCATTAAAGAATATTGTTCCACTAAAATAACTAAACATAATAAAGTTCATAACTAGGTCATCGTGATTACCTTGAGATGCTTCATATGATTGACCCTTTGCAACAAAAGTGGATATCTCAAGTATAGTATCTTCATCTACTATTTCTATTTTTTGGTTTTCTAATAAATCTTTAAAAGAAGAACAACCGATACGTTTAACTTTTCTAGTCATAAGTAAACCAAGAGAATTTGCTTTCACGGTTGATTCAACAAACATGTTTTCATATTCTAATTCATGATATAATCCATTACAAACAACTTGACCAGAATCATTTGATTCAATTACTACCATTGCTTGATTGTAGCTTTCTGCAAATTTATAAATAATATTTGGGTAGAGTAATGGAGAGATAGTATTGTTGCGATAGACAGCAACCTGTTTAAACGGATTAGCAGTCACATCGAGTAAATTAAAAGTCGAATAATCTTGACCTCTACCCTTCGCGACATCCACAGTCATAATATACTGATGCCCCTTTATGGGCTTTTCATATATTTTAACACCTTCTTTAGTAGTCTGAATAGGATCTCTACGCCTTAGAGATAATAAAGTTTCTGCGCCAATGAGAGTATCCCCGGTTCCAAAGAATGTATTACCAAATTCTTGGTCAAACTGCAATTGAGATGTATTAGCAATAGTTTGCTTTGCCCATTCCTTATCTCTTCCTGGAACATCCCACCAATCTACTCTAAATGACTTATACTCATTAACACCCTGCGTAGCACCTTCCCATATCTTATGAAATACATTACCGATACCATTTGCTGTAGAGGTAATAATAACCTTGGTATCTTTACCAGAAGATACAACCGGATATGTAGATGTATAAAATTCATTTGCTCTTTCTACAAAAGCAAACTCGTCAAGATATAGTAAGTTAACAGACATACCACGAATAGAAGAACCAGATGTGGCAGCTGCAACTATTCTTGAATTATTGCTAAATTCTATAGAACCTTTATTAAGTGCTTTACATCCTGGCTGTAAAAAGAATGGTAAGTTTTCAAGCATAAGAGTAATTCTACCCAGCATTTCTCTGGCAGTAGCACCTTTATTTGCCATCACGGCAATAGTTTTTTCTGGATGAAATAGAGCAAACCAAAGTAAATAGGCAACAGATGAGATAGATTTACCAGATTGTCGACAAGCTAAAACAATAGAAAATCTATGATCATTAAAATGCTTAAACATTTTTTCTTGATATGGATATAATGTAAAAGGCACTAAACCTTTATCAAGAGATATAATTTTACAATATCTTTTTGCAAAATACCCAGCATCTTGAGAACATTTCATATACTCAGCTATTTCTTGCTGTGTCCATTGTTGCACAACACCATCACGTTTTACGTTTGGGTTACCTAAGTACGATTCATTTTGGTTCGTCATTTAATCTATCAGTAATATCAATTACGTTATCTTGTTCTTTATTCATATCTTGAAGCATACGTTGTAGTTCTACTGTAGAACCAACAAAAAGATTATTATTAGTTGTACCATCAACAGGTTTGACTATATCTTTTTTATTATAATCTTTTTTCTTTTTATGAAGATCCATAAGACGATCATTCACATCTGATATATTTTTTATCATACCAGAAACTACCTCAAATGCTCTTGGGTGTTCAAGCTGCTTAGCAACCTCCATCATCTCCTCAAGAGCGCCTTGACCTTTTTCAATTAAATCGTAGTATGTTCTTCTTGAATATTCAAAATCATCATCTACATTTTCGTGTTTTTCATCACTCATAAATTTACTCCGATTTAACCTGAATCAAAATCTTCTAATATTGTTGTGGTAAAACCATAATCACTATCTGGATTAATAGACAGCGGATTAGGTGTTGTGGTAATTTTCTGTAATTTTGGATCTGTTGTAATGCTAAAGTCAATAGCATCATGAATAGTAGTGTCTGTCTGACGAATAATGCTCTTAGCATCTATTGGCCCATAGAAGTTGACAGACATACCAAAATCTAATGTGTAAATAATAGTTCTTCTATTCTCAAGTGCACCCTCAAAATCATCACTAAAGTTTACACCTTGAATTGTAATAGGAACATCTTCCACAATATCTGAATGTGTATCAGTAAATGGCTTAATACTAATAGTATATTGTGGATTAAAATATGGAAGTATCTGCTCTACTACTTGTAAAGCATCATCTTGATTCTTTGCAAATATATTTAACTGAAACGTAATTTGATACGGGCTTGGAGAAAAGAATTTATCACGAGTTGTATTAGTAACACCTTTATGATAATTATTTAATTTCGGAAGTTTTCTTTCAGGGTCATATCCTATACTTGTAATTTCAAAAGACATCCTAGGAAGCTTTAAAGCAATCTGTGAATTATTTCTTAAATCTGGATTTGTTCTAATTCTTTCAAGATATTTTTCTCTTGGTGCATACGCTAAAGGTACTTTAATTTGACTAATAGATTTACCAGTCTTATCTTTACGAATAACATAGATGTCATTAAAAAGAGTGCCAAATAAAGCAACCGATTTTCTAATTCTTTGATGATAAAAATATGTAAACATTATAAATCCTCTGGATCGCCGAATGGATTGTTCTCAGAGAAATCTAAGAAATCTAAATCAAAAGTATTTTCTGATGTATCAAATACATCATTTTGAGCAAAGCTGCTATCTCCGTATACATTCTCGTCTATTGTTGTAAGTGTTCTATATACTGTAGTTGCTGAATCTCCAATATATGCAAGTGCACCAGAAATATTACGAAGTCTGGTATTCTGTACAACTCCGGGTACAAACATCCCGTATGTACCATCACTTGTACTTATATGAGATACAACTATATAATTCTGAGACTGATTATATTCAAGAACTTCAGCAGTAATTACCTTTCCTCCTGCCAAGGTCTGCTGTACAAATTCTCCTTCCATAAAGTCATATGATATATTGGAATTAATACTGTCAATACCTTGATTCATAAGTAATTTAAGATTATAGCCAGACTTTTCTATATCATCAATTGCATCAATACTTGTATTAAGTCTTTCATCGCTATAAGTAAATAACTCACATCTAAGTTTAAATGTTGGAAGATTGCTTAGTTGATAGAAAGGTTGTTCGTGCTCAACATGCATAATTTCAAATAATTTATTAGTAAGAGTAAGATAGATTAAATCACCCTCTCTTGGTCTAATACTTTCTATTTCATTATTCATCTGACCGACCACATTGGCCCATCTTTTTCTTGAAACTATAAATGTTGCTGCATCTCTTATTTCAACACCAAACTTTGTAAATAGATCGCCTTCTCCATCAAACCCTTCGGTATTTTCAATATACATTTCTATCTTATGAGCAGAAGAAAATTTAGATGGTACATCTTCTCCAAATATAGTATTTTCATTTACTATCTCTCGAGGCAGATAATAAACATCTTGACCATATATTTTTAGACTCTCTATGATTATATCTTCATAGAGATTTTGTTCGTTTTTGGCTCTTTGATTAAAATAATGATTTAAAGCCATTTATTATCCTACAAAAAAGTCTGCTGGCATTTCATGCTCAAGACGCATATTCTCTTCAAGCTTTTCGATATCTTGCATTGCATCTTCAAAGATTTGTCTACCATTTAGCATTACGCCACCTGGTAGTTGCATACCCTCAAATTTTATAAGATTTGCTCCCCACTGTCTCTTGATAAGAGCAGTGGTATATGCCTTTACAAATTTATCATTATATACACTTGTGTGTGTATCTGGATCAATTAATTGATAAACTTCAGCTACAATATAATCACCAGCTTTTATATCATTATCTTTAAAGTCGCCAAAAATATAAAGTCTATGCTGATGTCTTGAAAACTGAACTTGTGGTAATCCATTTAACTTCATATCAATTAAAGTTAAATATTGCTGTAGTTGAGTATAATATGCAAGATCACCTGCAAAGTTCTGTAAATCAGTAATATCATTAAGCATCATTTGATACTTAACACTGAACATATCGATACTATTATTGCTTGAACTTGAAACTGGAAAAAGTTTAGAAACAATGTCTATATTATTAGGCATTGTGATATATTCATTATTTACATCATCTTCTGTTATAAGATGTTTGAAGTAAGTACGAAGGGTAGCATCAGAATGAAACTCTTGAAAAAACTGAAGTGCTTCATCTATTCTATCTTCTATTTGATCTGGATCTACATTGATGTCGATAACCGGAGCACCAAGTCTTCTTAAACAATACTCTGATAATTCATCTCTTGATGTAACTGTAGCCATTATAACTTTCCTATAAAATAGTATTTGCTACTATTTATATAAAAAATTATTAGAACTTAAAATTAACCTTCTAGTGGAGCTGTAGGTGCCGTAAAGTTCGATGTATAGCGGGCTAAACCTTTAGTGATTCTCACATCTTGAACATTACCATACCATCTTTCGTTTCCGCTAAATGATGAAAACCCATCCACTGCCCCAATAGTATATTGTGTAGTTTCATTCATTACGTGAGATTGCCATGAACCACCAGTTTTTTGATATCGTAAAGTGCCATTAACATAACAATACCAGTTTCCGTTTACTCTTGTTGCAGCTAAATGAGTCCATTGGTTTGCTGCAATATCATATGTGCCATGATTTACATCAGTATCTGTAAAACCCCCGGCGGAATTATTATATACATGAAAATTACCTGAGACCATGCCTAATGCTAAGGCAAAGGAGCTTCCACAACTCACAACTACCGAATAAGATTGTCTTTGTGTCGGATAAACCCAAGCCTCTACAGTCCAATCTTCCGTGCCAGAAAGTTTTACACTTTCCATAGGTGATGGCATCCAGTGACCAAACCCAGGGAGACTTAGAGAATAGGTTCCAGGAAACTTTGCTGGAGAGGATGTCCCTGCTGCACTACCCACACATTCTATATGAGTGCCTTGTGCCGTATCTACA